AGAGCAGTCCAAGGACACACTAGAGGCAGGAATGTCTAATGGCTACGAGCGGAACTTATACGTTTAATCTTGATCTAGGCGATGTCATGGAAGAAGCCTATGAGCGGTGTGGCTTAGAGTTGCGCTCTGGTTTTGACTACAGGACAGCTAGAAGAAGTCTTAATCTGTTGATGCTGGATTGGCAGAATCGCGGTCTTAGTTTGTGGACTGTAAAGGGAGCTACTGAAACTTTAACTCCGGGCCAAGGGGCTTATCCTCTAACGTCCGAGAAGTTAGATATTGTAGAAGCTTTCATGAGAACAAATGCGGGTGATACGACAAAGCAATCAGACTTGACTATGCAGCGTATTTCTATTGCTCAGTATTCTCATCAAACGAATAAATTGTTAGAGGGAAGACCTATTCAATACTGGGTAGAAAGAGCGCCTAGCGGAATAACAGTTAATGTTTGGCCTGTTCCAGATGCTTCTCAAACGTGGACTTTTGGTTATTACTATATGGAACGAATTGAAGACGCAGGTACGCCAGCCTCTCTAAACATGGATGTTCCAGCTAGATTTCTTCCTTGTTTAACGGCAGGACTAGCCTATATGATTGCTCAAAAGAAACCAGAAGCTCTTCAGCTTGTTCCCATGCTTAAAGAATTATATGAGGAGCAATGGACTATGGCTTCTGATTCAGCTAGAGAAAAAGCAGCTTTATATGTTGTTCCCGGTGGATATCAATACTTATGAGTAGCTACGCGAGCGGTAAACACGCTTTTGGATTTTGTGATCGAACTGGATTTCGATACAAGCTTAAAGATTTAGTTCCTCAGATAGAAGCTGGTAGACCTAACGGTATGCTGGTTGGAAAAGATGTAGTTGATGTAGATAACCCCCAATGGAAATTGGGCATGATCAATATGTCTGACCCTCAAGCTTTGAGAAACCCTAGACCTGATGGAGGTTTTGATCAAAGTAGAGAGCTTTCAGCTTTTGATCCAGTAGGTGGCGGCAATACCGCGATGGGTAGTCGCACTGTTGGTTTAGATATGTCGGGTCATGTAGGACGAGTCCAAGTAGAAATTACAGAGCCTGATTCGACAGTAAGCGTGTCGGGTGTTGTAGGTACAACTAATTTAGGAAACGTAAGTGTTGAATTAGGAGCGGTTGATGTAAGTGTATCTGTAACTGGGGTAAGTGCTACTTCTGCTGTTGGCTCGGTTAGTGTGGTTTCTGAAACTTTTGCAATAACCGTTGCAAATCCGGGGGTTGGTAATAGGTATTATGTAGATGGCGCACAACAAGCTACTGTTACATTAAAGGCAGGGAATATTTACAGATTCGATCAATCTGATTCTTCTAATTTAAACCATCCTCTTCGTTTATCTACTACCTCTAATGGTACTCACTCTGGAGGGACTGAGTACACTACAGGTGTGGTAACAAACGGAGTGCCGGGTTCAGCAGGAGCTTACACAGAAATTACAGTAGCTTCTGATGCTCCTACCCTATATTACTACTGTCAAAATCATTCTAATATGGGTGGAACGGTAAACGTATACACTGGATTTGCCGTTACGGTCGCAACAGGAACAAACTCTTATGGAACAGGAAATAAATATTATATAGGTGGAGCAGTAAGTCCTACTGTTTCTCTAGTAGAGGGTTCTACTTATAGGTTTGACCAATCTGACAGCACTAACCTTAATCATCCTTTAAGATTTTCTACCACACCAAATGGAACGTGGGGAGGTGGTATCGAGTACACCACAGGTGTAACCACTACAGGTGTTCCCGGTAATGCTGGAGCTTATACTCAAATAACTGTAGCTATTGGAGCGCCTACTTTACATTACTATTGTACTAATCATAGCGGAATGGGAGGACAGGCTAATACGCCTTAATAACTATGGCAGTTAGAAAAAAAGCACCCGCAAAGAAAAAAACAAAGTCTCGTGTAAACGAGGCTGGTAATTACACCAAACCAACTATGCGTAAGAGTCTTTTCAATAGGATTAAGGCAGGATCAAAAGGCGGTAAGCCCGGACAGTGGTCTGCCAGAAAAGCGCAAATGTTGGCAAAACAGTACAAGGATAAAGGAGGGGGCTATAAGTAATGGCTCTTAAAAAACCTCAAAAGTCTTTAAAGAAGTGGACTAGCCAGAAGTGGAGAACCAAGTCTGGTAAGCCAAGCGCAAAGACCGGAGAAAGATATTTGCCTTCTAGTGCTATTAAGTCTTTGTCTCCACAAGAGTATGCAGCAACAACAAGAAAGAAAAGAAAAGACAGTAAAGCTGGAAAGCAACATTCTAAGCAACCCAAACGAATTGCCCGAAAAACGGCTAGGCACAGATAATGGCTTTTACTTTTACGACATTAAAGACAGCTATACAGGATTACTTGGAAAGTAGTGAGACTACGTTCGTAGCTAATCTGCCTACGATTATTACTCAGGCAGAACAAAGAATTCTTAGAACCTGTCAGATACCTGATCTGCGTAAGAATGATACAGGAACATTGAGTCAGGGAAATGCGTACCTAACTATGCCTGATGGATTTTTAGCTTCTTACTCTTTAGCTATAGATAATTCGGGTTATGAGTTTCTTATATTTAAAGACGTAAATTTTATGCGAGAGGCTTATCCTGTAGAGTCAACACAAGGTGTGCCTAAGTATTACAGCATCTTTGATGATACTCGTTTTATTATTGGGCCAACCCCTGATGCTAATTACGCAGTTGAGCTTCATTATATGTACGAGCCTGAGTCAATTACCACGACAGCAAGTGGTGAGAGTTGGCTTGGCTCTAATGCGGAAAACGCTTTGCTTTATGCCTGTCTTGTTGAGGGTTATACATTCCTGAAAGGTGAGCCTGATCAAATGCAATGGTATAACGCCAAGTATGAAGACGCTGTTTCCAGACTCAAGTCTTTAGGCGAGGGTTATGACACCACAGATTCTTTTAGATCAGGTGCTATTAGGAGTGTGCGAATTTAATGTTTACTGTTGATATAAAGTCAGACATTGGTCAGGTTGGAGTAGAAACTACTCACAATCGTGGTTTTACCCCTGAAGAACTTTCGGTAGATTGTGCTAACAAAATAATTTCAGTCTCTCAAAGTGCTGACCCTGTGTTAAGGCAACAAGCAGAAGCTTTTAAATCTCAAATTCAACAAATTGTTTTATATTACATGAAGCAATCTGCAAAAAGTGAGCGAACAACTATCTATAATCTTTTACTTAATGCCGGGGAAGCTTCTTTGGCAGAACACATTAGGAGGCTTTAAATGGCTTTTTCAGGTAACTATATGTGTACTAGTTTTAAGACTGAACTTATGACTGGGACACACAATTTTACAGCAAGTACAGGCAATACTTTTAAGTTAGCCTTGTATGATAACAGTGCATCTTTTACCGCAGCTACTACTGCGTATACGACTTCTAATGAAATATCAGGAAGCGGATATTCAGCAGGCGGCGGGACTCTTACTAATGTAACGCCTACATCAAGTAGCACCACAGCTTTTACTGACTTTGATGATCTAACTTTCAGCACAGCTACCATAACAGCTAGAGGCGCACTCATTTATAATGATACTGCTGCTGGCGATCCTAGTGTTGTTGTATTAGATTTTGGTGGTGATAAGACATCTACTGCTGGTGATTTTAAAATTGTTATGCCTACGGCGGATTCTTCAAATGCGTTGATTAGGATTGCTTAATGTCTGGGGTTGGTTGGGGTCGCGCCGCATGGGGTGATGGAACATGGGGTGAAGACACAACCGCCACCATTGTTATTGGGGGATGGGGTCGAGGCGCTTGGGGTGACGGCGCTTGGGGAGAATCTCTAGGACTTCAAGCGACAGGTCAGGTAGGAACAGTTTCTGCTGGGATTGTCGCTGGAGCAACAGTCAACGTAACTGGAGTTGCCGCTACTGGAGTGGTTGGTTCAGCCAATGTTCTAGCTCCGGGGGAAGTGGCGGTAAGTAGTGTTGTAGCTACTGGGCAAGTAGGCAGCGTTACTGTACATCACAACGCTCAAATCTCGGCAACGGGAGTAGAGGCTACAGGAGAAGTTGGTAGCGCAGGAGTTTTAGAACAAACGGGAGTTTTTCCCACAGGTGTTTCGGGTACTGCTGAGCTGGGAACTTCGTTTAGTGTTATCGCTCCCGCTAATGTTTCACCAACAGGATTGCAAGCGACAGGCGTACTTAATGGCGTTACTGTTGACTTGTTAATAGAAATACCTGTTACTGGCTTATCAGCCACATCAGAGATTGGTACGGCTTTTGTTGTAGAGGCTGCAACCAATGTATATCCGACAGGATTAAGTGCAACAGGTGAGGTAGGTAGAGTCCTCGTCTGGCAAAACATTGATCCTTCGCAAAATCCTAACTGGATTAATATGACTCCTTCTCAAACACCAAATTGGACAAGCATCCCTTGATAACTTGAGGTAATGAAATGGCAACTTACGCAAATGATTTAAGACTAAAAGAAATAGCGACAGGTGATGAAAGCGGAACGTGGGGTACATCTACCAACACGAACCTTTCGTTAGTGGCTGATGCTTTTAGTTATGGAACAAAGCAGATGGCTGCTGATTCCAATGAAACCTTTACGATGGCTGACGCTACGGCTGATCCTACCCGCTCCTTGTTTTTAAAGATTACTTCTGCGGTTTCTTTAACCACAACAAGAGAAGTTACTCTTGGCCCTAATACGGTATCCAAGGTCTGGATGATTGAGAACTCTACCACTGGCGGTCAGAGTATTACGATCAAGCAGGGTTCTGGTGGTACAGTAACGATTGCTAACGGCTCTAAAGCTTATGTCTATGCAGACGGAGCTGGCGCAGGAGCAGCAGTTATTGATGCTAACTTTACAGAAACTGGTGGAGGTACTGTTACTTCTATAGATGTTTCTGGAGGAACTACTGGGTTAACTTATAGTGGTGGCCCAATAACTTCTAGCGGAACCATCACTATGGCTGGAACCCTAGCGACTGCTAATGGAGGAACAGGTTCTACCGCGACTGCTTATTGTAACTTAGCTTCAAACGTCACAGGAACATTACCTACGGCTAACGGTGGTACAGGATCAACAGCAGTTCAGTATTGTGATCTTACTGCTAACGTGACAGGAGTATTACCTTTTGCTAACGGTGGTTCTGGCGCGATAACTCCTTTGTTGAAAGGAGTTAGTTACTCTGCGGTCAATAGAGATTACATCATAGCTACAGCGGGAGGAATTACGATCACCTTGCCTTCTGGTCCATCGGCTGGAGATACCATTACAATTAAGGATGGAACTGGAGCTGCTGCAACTACAAGTTTTACTGTAGCCAGAAACGGTAGCAACATAGCCAGTTCAGCTACTGATCTGACGTTTGATAAAAACTTTACCGAAATTGTTATGACCTACATCGATGGAACCATTGGTTGGAGCGTATAAATGACTAATTTAGCCGATCTGCTGCCCGCAGGTGGCGGTCAAAACAACACAGACTTTGTAGCCGATGGCAATATCAGTTCTGGTGCGCCTGTCATTCTTACGGCGGCGGGGAAGGCTGCGGCGGTTAGTGAAAGTAGTATTTCAGCTTCATTAGGAACCCCTGTTAATTTTTATGCCGCTAGTACACAACACACGTCAACAGCTTTCGATAGTACAAATAACAAAGTGGTTGTTGCCTATAGAAATGGGTTAAATGGTTGGTTATACGCAGTAGTTGGGACTGTTTCGGGTTCGGCTATAAGTTGGGGAACCCCTGTAGCTGTAAATTCTGGCACTACCGAAATTACTAATCAGTCGTGCGTTTTTGATTCTAGTCAAAGCAAAATTGTTATTGTTTATAAAGACAACGCAGCCAGTGATATTGGAAATGCAATTGTTGGTGAAGTAAGTGGAACTTCAATTTCTTTTGGGTCGGAGGTTACTTTTAATAATGCAACTACTGAGTATCCAATTGCTATTTATGACAGCAATGCTCAAAAAGTAGTTATTGCTTATCGAGATTCGGGTAATTCAAATTACGGCACAGCTATTGTAGGGACAGTTTCTGGAACGTCTATTAGCTTCGGCTCTGAATCGGTTTTTTTGACTCAAACTACAGACCTTATTTCAGGTGCTTTTGACAGTTCTACAAATCAGATAGTCCTTTCGTATCGTGATTATGCAAGTTCATTGTATTACGGTAAGTCTATAGTAGGAGCAGTGAGTGGAACCTCTATTTCTTTCGGAAGTCAGACAACTTTTGAAAGTGCCACTATTGGTTATACAGCAACTGCTTACGACAGTGCTGCCAATAAAATAGTTGTAGCGTGTCAAGACGTAGGTAATTCGTATTACGGCACTGCTATTGTGGGTACTGTTAGTGGAACTTCAATTTCTTTTGGTAGTCCTGTTGTTTTCAATGCCGCCAACCCTACAGAATATATTGGTGCTTGTTTTGATGCCAATGTAGGGACTGTCACTTTTATTTTTACTGATGGTGCGGGAGGCAATTATTATCCTACCTACATAGTTGGTACAGTAAGTGGTAACTCTATTTCATTTGCCACTAAAGCGACAGTAGCTACTAACAGTTATAGCGCGGGTAATTCTTGTGCTGTTGACACTACAAGCAATAAGGTGATTTTGGGTTACGCTCAACCGGGAGTGGCGGGGG